AGGGCATCGGTAATCAGGTATGCAAGCCAATTACAGAGGTAATTATACATGCGAAAGAAAACTAACGCAAAACAGCGAGACGTTACTCAGCAGCGTTCTGCAAAGCCAGACGAATTAGTCATGGTCTGCGTGGACAATCCAATATTCGGTCACAAGTTCACTGAGATTTTTCGTGGGCTTAAAGCCACTCGAGGTAAGGCCAATGAGTAACGCTATCGATTATAACAACAATGTCTCACCTATCAGGCCTCATCTGGAGGTCGTGGAGTGTCGCGTGGCCGATCTTGATGATGGGTATACCCGACTGGCAACAATGATTCTGGAAGAGCTTGCAGGCGCAGATTTTACCAAACGCCAATTCAAGGTGTTGCTTGCGGTGATCCGGCTTACCTACGGATGGAATAAGCCACGCGATAGAATTGCTAACTCCCAAATATCTGGGATAGCAAAATTGCCGGTGAAACGGGTTAGTGAAACCAGAGTACAACTCATAAAAATGAACGTGTTAACTGCTGTCGGTCAGATGATTGGCATCAATAAAAACGTATCAGAATGGTCGCTCCCTCAAATTGAGGTTAAATCCCTCAAAATAGGGGATGAAAAATCCCTCAATTTAGGGGATAGCAATCCCTCAAAACAGGGGGACACCATAGACATTATTCCAAAGACAGTAAAAACAACTACCCAAACCCACGATGTGGTTTTGGATGAGGTTGAGAAATCGAAAAAGAAAACCCCTCGTCAGGCAGGTACAAACCCAAGAGCTAAAAAAACCAATCCCCGAGCAAAAATGCCCGAGTTCGATAGGGATCGGTTCAAGAACACTTGGAACTGCAAAGCCGAAAATCACGGACTCCCAAAAATACTCAGTATCACGACCACTACCGAAAATGGGTTGAAGCGCCTGTGGGCATCCCACCTGAAGCAATGCGATGAGACCGGTAGGACACCACGCGACGTTGACACCCTGATCAACGGTTATATCGAGTTTGGCTACCAGCCTACTGAGTGGGCCAAGGGCAGCAATCCGAGCGGGAAAAAGTACGGGATCGAAACCGCACTGCGGCAAGAGAAGATTGACGAAATATTAGGGAGAGACGACTGATGGACAGTTACGACTTCGAAGAGCAGTTGATTGGTTCGATGATTATCAAGGGTGACCACATCGATTGTCACGAAATTACCGGCAAGCTTCCTGCTGATGCCTTTGAGAACTTCCACCTACGCAGCATGTACAAAGTGATCGTTGCCCTACTCAGCAAGTGTGAGCCAATCGACCCGTTTACTATCCAGGACGCGGTTCCTGATTCAACCAAGGGAATGGTTCTTACAGTTTCCTCGCGGTGCAAGTCTGCGGCAAATATCAAAGCGTGGGCCAAGCGCGTTCGTCAGTGTTGGATGCTACGCAAGGGCGAGTCTGAATTCATCAGGGCAGCGGAGATCCTGCGCAGTGCTGGCTCTCACAATATCAACGAGTGCATAGCGGAAGTGTCAGGGATTGTATCTCGCTTGCAGTTTGAGACGAATGACAAAGTCCCCCGCAGAGTGGGCGACATGTTGGACGATTACATGCAGGTGCTGGAAAAACGAATGCAAGGTTCTGAGTCTGGACTCTATCTGAAAACCGGTATTGAACCGATGGACGAAGAATACGGAGGCTTTGACCGTACTGACCTGATCATCATCGCTGGGCGACCAGGCATGGGTAAGACTGAGTTGGCAATTAACATCGCTAACTCAATCGGCCGGCAGAAGGGGAAAGGGTTGCTGGTTTCAATGGAAATGTCAGAAATGCAGGTTGTTGAGCGCCATGTTGCTGACCGAGCTGGATTGTCTGTTGGCGTATTGCGCAACCCGATCAACATGATTCAGGAGCAATACACCAAACTAACTGCCGCAACCGGCACGCTGATAGACGAGAACAACTACGTTATCGATGGAGCATTCACGGTCGATGAAGCTATCGCCCACGCCGAACGCATGAACATGGACGGCGGCCTTAGTTTTCTGGCTATCGACTATCTCGGGCTGATAAATAAACCCAAAGCAGAGCGAAATGATATCGCCATCGGTGAGATCACCCGCAAGCTCAAGCAGTTCTGCCTCCGCAATAAAGTTCCTGTAATTCTTCTCTCACAGCTAAACCGAGGCGTTGAAACCCGAGTTGATAAGCGGCCCACACTGGCTGACTTGAAAGACTCAGGGTCAATTGAGCAAGACGCTGACGTGATTATCTTCCCGTACCGAGACGAGGTTTATAACGAGCACAGCAACATGCGTGGCATTGCTGAAATCATTGTTGGCAAATACCGGTCAGGCCAGCCAAAAACGTTTTACATGGGTTGGAAGAACGGTCACTTCGTTTGCATGGATCAGGAAGAGGCGGCAAGGCGGTTTGCTGCTAATGAAAATGAGCCTAAACAGGCTGCCAACTGGCGCTAATTCGAGGAAATCATGACAGAACCAAGAATTCAAAAGTTATTCAAGCATAATGGTAAGTACAGCTATAGGTTTCGTCGCGCTGATGTGGCAGAAAAGATTGCTGAATACTTCGGCGATGATGAAGTAGACAGTTCCCATTATATCCGAGCGGGCAGGGTACTTCGTGAGGGGTATGAGCTTGGAATTATAAAAAAGGTTGGCGCAGCAAGATACCAAATGTCAGAGGTGAAATCATGATGGACATAACTAAATCGCAGTCTGACTTTGAAGCTTGGCTTAAATCGAAAATGCCTACGACATACAAGCTGGCCTACGAAACAGAAAATTATTGCGACGATGAAGACATGGTTAATTTAGCCAAGGCATCAGTGCTTGATATGCGCACTGCATGGCAAGCATCGCGAGAGAGTCTTGTGGTGGATGTTGACTGGCCCGAGGCCAACGATGACTTCTGGAAAGATGGCGATGAGGGAGCATATGCCAGTGGTCACACTGATGGGCGACAACAAACGACGGACGCAGTAGTCAAGGCCATCCGCACTGCCGGTATTCGAATCAAGGGAGAGAGTGAATGAAAACAGACGCGTATTTTGATAATGCCGTAATGAATGCCGCTGAGGAACTAAAAAGCCGTGGCCTGATAGATTTTCAAATCTCATCAACGGGAACTGAAATGTTCACCACTGTGCAGGATGAAACTTTTTCTGCGGGGAATGGTGACATAGCAGCCGCTGCGGAATTTGGGCGCTCTGTGCTGGCTCTAATCGAGAAGTCATACGGGAAACCACTTTGCATGCGAATGACACAGCATGATATCAGCATGGAAAAAATGTCTGGCGTGATGTCCGTTCGTGTTGAGGAACTAACACAATGAAAGAATTAGACAATTTCACTGTAGAGAGACTGGAAGCGTGGATTAACACTCCAGAAAAGTACGACCACAGATACTCTCCACGGATTAATTGCGACGAACTCCGATCACTGGCCCGAATCGCGTTAGCTGCAAAGAGGGCTGAGCCTGTTGGTTATTTAGAGCAAAACCATTTGGATTATCTTCGCTCCGGTTCTGATGCTGATATTTGGCCTGATGGCGGTGCTGGTGATATTCCTGTCTATCTCGCCCCACAGTTGAACTCTCAAGTCCCGCTTGGTAGTTGGATTAAGTGTAGTGACCAGATGCCGGAAGATTGCCAAACCGTCCTTTGCAACAACATGCTGACAGAGCTTTCTGGTATCCCGTTCATTGCTGACTATGTAGGAATGTTTGATCTGCATGACGGAACAAGATATGAGGCCGGTTTTTATGTTAACCGTACACCACAAATAGTAACTCACTGGATGACACTACCCGCCGCTCCGGAGAGTGAATAATGGATAAACAAATAACCCTGTCCAAGAAGCAATACCGCCAACTCTGCGACGCATACATCAACACAGTAAACATGATGCCCCAACTACTGATGATTACACCCCTTCAAGATGACAGGTCACCAGATGCTTTGTATGCGATACAAACGGCATTGCAAACCGTTCAGCAGCAACTGAAAGGAGTAGTTGATGGAAAATGACAGCGTCACATTTGACCTTGAGCGCATGAAAAAAGCAGTTGAAGGTCCGTTTTTCACATTACCAAATGGCCTGAGTATGGAAGAGTTTAAGGAATTCATTATCAAGGCTGCTAATGGCGAAATTGAACCGGATGAGCCAGCCAATGGATAAACAAATATTTTTTCTACGAAACGAGCAAGTAGTGCGAAACCTGATAGAGCACCTCAAAACAATCCCGCTAGACCAATCAAAACCCGTCGAAGTAGAAGTATCTCCACCCAAGCGCACTCTATCTCAAAACCGGAAAATGTGGCCCCTTTTAAAGGACATTTCTGAGCAGGTAGTTTGGTTCGGTGAAAAATATGACGAGGAAGATTGGAAGGACCTAATTACCGCCTTAGTTGCCAAATTAAAAAAACAGGAGCAGAGAACCGCCCCTGGAATCGGCGGCGGGGTAGTGATGTTCGGTCAGCGCACTAGCAGAATGAGGGTTCCGCAAATGGTAGAGGTAATTGAGGCCGCTTACTGGTTCGGCACTGAGCATAACGTGAAGTTTAGCGATGATGCCAAGCGAGAAGTGGAATGGGCCAATAGATGGGGAGCGACACCATGCGACAAAGGCAAAGCAGCATAGTTGCAGTAATGGAAAACTCAATCTTCAAAGTATCCCACCGAACCAAGCCAACCAAACCAATCCCCGCCAGCGAAATACCCACATATGACCACATATGCGTTTTGCTGCGCGCAAAATTCGACAGAGTAAGGAGAACGCGATGTTAACGCTTAAGCACTTTCTCGACAGGCCAACATGGGCTGCCGCTGCTGGTTATGACTTCAATATCATTGATTGCATGTCATACGCCGCCGCCAGATACGGCGATATCTGGTCAACCCTACGAGACCATATATTGGACTTTCCCGATATTGAGGTTCGCGAGGTGCCACTATCAATACTAATAATGTTTGCCGGATTATTCGGGGTTGTGGTTTATCCATTCATCTTCTGGATATTTGGAATTTTCCATTACATCCGGTGCCGCAAACACAGAGCTAAATACTTTGGGCAGCCTCAGCCTGAAATCGTCCAAGCAAATCTGCGCAACTGGTTGAATAAATGTGAGAAGAAATTCAACAAAGGCGGGCACCATGCCTGAACTCCCCCAATCAATATGTATCTTCTGCTTCCTGATGCTTAACAAGGGTGAAACCTACGCTCATCAGAAATGCATTGATAAAGCAGCGA